ATGGCACTGAATATTCCATTCAGAAATGCGTACTATCGTTTTGCATCCAGTTACTCATTTCTCTTTTTTATTTCCTGGTCGCTGTGGTGGTCGTTATACGCTATTTGGCTGAAAGGACATCTAGGGTTGACAGGGACGGAATTAGGTACACTTTATTCGGTCAACCAGTTTACCAGCATTCTATTTATGATGTTCTACGGCATCGTTCAGGATAAACTCGGTCTGAAGAAACCGCTCATCTGGTGTATGAGTTTCATCCTGGTCTTGACCGGACCGTTTATGATTTACGTTTATGAACCGTTACTGCAAAGCAATTTTTCTGTAGGTCTAATTCTGGGGGCGCTATTTTTTGGCTTGGGGTATCTGGCGGGATGCGGTTTGCTTGATAGCTTCACCGAAAAAATGGCGCGAAATTTTCATTTCGAATATGGAACAGCGCGCGCCTGGGGATCTTTTGGCTATGCTATTGGCGCGTTCTTTGCCGGCATATTTTTTAGTATCAGTCCCCATATCAACTTCTGGTTGGTCTCGCTATTTGGCGCTGTATTTATGATGATCAACATGCGTTTTAAAGATAAGGATCACCAGTGCGTAGCGGCAGATGCGGGAGGGGTAAAAAAAGAGGATTTTATCGCAGTTTTCAAGGATCGAAACTTCTGGGTTTTCGTCATATTTATTGTGGGGACGTGGTCTTTCTATAACATTTTTGATCAACAACTTTTTCCTGTCTTTTATGCAGGTTTATTCGAATCACACGATGTAGGAACGCGCCTGTATGGTTATCTCAACTCATTCCAGGTGGTACTCGAAGCGCTGTGCATGGCGATTATTCCTTTCTTTGTGAATCGGGTAGGGCCAAAAAATGCATTACTTATCGGAGTTGTGATTATGGCGTTGCGTATCCTTTCCTGCGCGCTGTTCGTTAACCCCTGGATTATTTCATTAGTGAAGTTGTTACATGCCATTGAGGTTCCACTTTGTGTCATATCCGTCTTCAAATACAGCGTGGCAAACTTTGATAAGCGCCTGTCGTCGACGATCTTTCTGATTGGTTTTCAAATTGCCAGTTCGCTTGGGATTGTGCTGCTTTCAACGCCGACTGGGATACTCTTTGACCACGCAGGCTACCAGACAGTTTTCTTCGCAATTTCGGGTATTGTCTGCCTGATGTTGCTATTTGGCATTTTCTTCTTGAGTAAAAAACGCGAGCAAATAGTTATGGAAACGCCTGTACCTTCAGCAATATAGACGTAAACTTTTTCCGGTTGTTGTCGATAGCTCTATATCCCTCAACCGGAAAATAATAATAGTAAAATGCTTAGCCCTGCTAATAATCGCCTAATCCAAACGCCTCATTCATGTTCTGGTACAGTCGCTCAAATGTACTTCAGATGCGCGGTTCGCTGATTTCCAGGACATTGTCGTCATTCAGTGACCTGTCCCGTGTATCACGGTCCTGCGAATTCATCAAGGAATGCATTGCGGAGTGAAGTATCGAGTCACGCCATATTTCGCTATCAGGATTCTGTGTGATGGTTACATCGCCCGGCTCAGGGCTGTTTAGTCATCAGCGCTTTCTGACAGTGCTGAGATTTCAACCTGTTGCAGTAAAAATGAGTAGATATAAGGCAAGTGTGCTGCCAAACCCATCTTTTACGGGGTGAAGGTAGATTTCGTTTGAAGGGTATCTGGTGTCCCCTGCAGACATCTACTTGAAGCGGCAGGGGATTGATTGGAATGGTATTTTTTAGATGTGAGAAATATTTTACCCGCTATTTTACCCATTGGCGCGGCTTAAGAGCTTATTTTTGAATTCACAATGGTCACGATATAACCATCTTGCTCGCCCGTGGATAACTTTGGCTTTTGGCAGGTCGCCGGACTTAATCCGGTCATAGATGAAGGTTTTACCGAAGCCAGTATCGGCCATGATGAATTTCAAATCAACCAGTGAATCAGGCTGTAGTTCGTGTTGCATGAGTGCTATCTCCGAATAGGGAATCGAACCTGCAAATCAGGCAATAAAAAACCGCATTGATGCGGCGATGGTATGTCTGGATATCTTGAGAAATGAACAGGCCTCATCGAGTGTGAGGCTGTGTGATTCCATGGTTACTCCGGTAGCTATTCCAATGCGATGTACCCCTCTTCAGGGTATTCAGTAATATGAGCACGTAGACCTGAATAAATCACACATCCCACCTCATCATGAATATCACCAGAATCTATCGTGATTTCTGTTTCAGCTTCCACCTGAGCTTCTTCAGGTGTGTTGCATGACATGCCTGCAAAAATTGCCAATTCGTGAATTTGCTTAATTGTTAAAATCATAATCATCTCCATAAAACAAAACTCGCCGTAGCGAGTTCAGATAAAAGAAATCCCCGCGAGTGCGAGGATTGTTAGTTGCGCTCTGCTGCTGCCTTAGCCATTACCATATCCACCCAATTTCACCAGACATGATTCTCGCAATCACTATTATCACCAAAGTGATAATCACAACTTTAACTGGCGGCATCATTCACCATCCTGCTCCGGCGGTTCTGGCAGCGTCATCCAGTGGGTTACGTCATCCAAGATATTTCCTGATAAATATGTGAAAGCTCTATATTTTTTGTAATCAATTGGACTCATTACCCAGTTCCAATATGCTGCCACTATTTGACCTTGACTAAATGCCAGTAACATTTTGGTGTCTTCCGGCATTCGATCACTACAGCTTATCCAACCATCCGGAGTTACCGGAACTTGTGGAATGGCTGTCTGCTCTCGAACGTCATTAGGCGCTATAGGTTCTGCTGCCAACTGACTGGCATATTTGTTAATGGTAACGATAAGCTCTTGCTCAGCCTCATCCAGACAATCACCGATACCTCGCCTGTCACCGTCAAAATCATCGAAATCGGCACGAATCCTGGCAACCTCCCGGATTGCGGACAACACCTCACCAGGAATTACCGGAGAGTTGCCCGATAGTGCATTCTGCTCCAGTGATGCCTTTACAAACCACGCTGCCTGAACTATTACGCCATGAATCCAGCGCAAATCAGCATCGCGATCGTTCTTTTTCATCTTTTCACCACTTAAAGCCTGGCTTATGTGACTGCGAACCAGGTCTTCATGTAATTCCTTCGCATCCTCAATGGTGAAACCACCAGGCAGGCGAGCCGGGGTTACCGGAGAGTTGCCAGCCTTACGCATGGCCATTTCCACGATTTCAACCATATCTTCTGGTGGAATTTTACAATGCTGGCCAATATGCCTCTGCTGTCTGGCATACTCGAGGATGTGCTCCAGCTTGATTCGATTAATCATGATTTATCTCCCTTAAGCATGGCGGCGCGGCAGGCGTTAAGCGCGTTTTGCATGCGTTTAGCGTTCTGTACTTCGTATTTAGGTGCGGCCGCCAATGCCCATAGCCAACCAATTTCATAGCTATCAGCTTTTGATAGAGCACATTCCATTTCCAGTGTTATTTTCTTAGGTACGAGTTGCCAATCATCTGGCACTACTGGCGCTGGCGGCGCTGCGTAAAGCGGTGTTATTTCTGCCAGAAAATCACCGACTTTATGCAGTCGCACCCACCGTTCGGCTTCTGCTTTGTCAGAATACATAGCGGTGAACGTATTATATTCATGGTCAATTTGCGTGAAGGTTACCTTCCACGCCACCGGCTCTGCTTCCAGCTCGCCAAGCAGCGCCAAGACGGTAGCCGGATTGGCTGCGGCGATGAATTCAGCATTGGCCTGCTGTTCCATTTGGAAATCTTCATCGAAACCGCTTTCAGGATGCGCTCCTTCAATTCTGCAAATGGGAATATATCCAGCAACTTCACGATGAATTAGCGCATCATCAGCATCAAATCTCTCCTCTCCATATTCGAGCGACCACACACCACACGTTGCTTTCTCTGCCTTTTCACGCAGTGCCTGATAGTCAATCTTGCTCATTGGTTGCCTCCTTTGCGCAACATCGCATTCAGATATTTGTTGTCATTAACAGAACCGAAACTCTCTCGCTTAAGTAATTCCTCTCTCGATGGCATTGGCTTTACGCGCTGGCGAATAATCATTTCTGCCGGAAGAATGCCGGGATTGTATGCAAGTCCTCTCATGGTAAATTCCTCAGTCATTACTGATAGCGCCATAGCGTGAGCGGTAATTACGCAGGCGCGGGTCAATTTCAGGGAAGTGGGTATATGTGGCTTTGCGGAATGGTCGGATTGATGTCTGGTAAATTCGCTCTCGTTCTTCTTTCTCTGCAAGCCATATACAGTGGCGAAATTCCTTTTCCTCTTTCGTTTCCTGCGGTAGCGACATTATCAGGTCGTAGTTTTTTCTGAATTTATCCAGCACCTCCGATACGGAATTGCCGGAACAGCGGCGCGCGTCATCCGCACCATACAGAGGCGCTGGCATAATGGAATCCTTATTTTTCTAAATCAGAATGGGATGGAATCGTCGTATACAGGAGTGTTCTGCTGGTTACTGCTTTGTTGCTGTTGGCTGTTTCCTGAAGTTGCAAATCCAATCTTTGAATTCAGTAATTCAAGAGTGATTGATTGACCATTTTGCCCCTGATAAACATCAACCCTGATGTTTTCTCCGGTAATTTCAACAATGCCACCTTCAACAAGAACGCTACGGTAGTAATCCGCTTGCGCTCCCGGCTTGGCAAATACAACGGCGCTGTAGTTTGTCCATTCTTTCTTTTTTGTCTGGCGATCGTAATACTGAACGCCAGCACGGATGTTGAATCCGATATTTTCCCCGGCCTGAAACTCTCTTGCGGGCTTGTTTAGTCTTACAGTAATCGAATGTGCCATTAAGCAGCCGCTCCTTCTAATTCGTCTCGTCTGATGTTGTAAACGTCCTGCGCTTTGTGCTGCTCCGGTGTGCCTTCGAGCATCTTCCATGCTTTGGCGAACGCCTGTTTAAGCTCTTCTACGGTGTTTTTCTGCATTGCTGCGTCAGTGAATGCTTTTAGAACCTGTTCAGGTGTAGGTGATGGTTTTGACTGCTTTGCTGCTGCGTTCTGCTGATGTTTATGCTCGTCGGTATCTGCATCTTTCGCATCATCAATGCCGAACAAACCATTGAGGCAATACTTGCGTGCATAAGAGCTTGTAGCTCCCGTAACTTGTGCAGAATCCATTCCTTTCTTGCTTTCTTCCTCTCGTGCAAGAGCGGTTGCCGTATGACTGTTTTCGCCATCGGTAATAGTTGCCGTGGCTTTCACGTAATACCGATCACCAATCAACACAACTTCATCGCTGATTGATAAAAACAGACCATTCAGTAACGGCTTAACGCCTTCAAGAATATCTTCGCAGCTTCTGTATTTATATTTGCCGAATGAGTTGTACTGATTCTTTGGCGCGTTCAGATTCTCCTGAATAGCTGCCAGTCTTGCGTAAAATTCTTTGCTCATATGATTGTTCTCAGAATGGACACGGCCCAAGGAAATAACGCTGATTTAATACTTCGACTCGGGACAAATTAAGGCATACCCGCATTCCTTCGCGGTCACCATTATGGCGATACCAGAGAGCTTTCTGCGTGTACATGCGTCTCTGTAACTTGCTCTCCTTCACTGTGGTTGCAAGTGACATGAATATCTCCTTCGTTACCGATTAAATCTTTCATCTGACGAATGAATTCTTCGTCTGACCAGTTATCTGTAAAACTCATTTCCTGCGATACCACGGAAGGTTGATAGCTGATTTCATCGCTTTATTTGCTTCAAGCCACATCTTGGAATCACCAATAAATCTGGCTATTACTGCTTTGTTTTGTGCAGCACGAAGCATCTGGTGATTGATGGCTATTTCATTGCGCATAATAAGACCTCAACTCTTTTCCATCCGTCACGTAATTTACGGGTGATTCGTTCAAGTAAAGATTCATTTAGTTGGAAGGCACCCATGCGAGCGCCTCCCGCGATTGCGTAAATCATGGGTGGTTCCTTATGTTGGTTTTATTAGTAGGTTATTTTTGTTGCGAATACTTCGCCTTTTACGATGGCTGTTATGATATTTTTAGCAACATCTTCTGATGCGCCAACCTTGATAAGGTCAGCAAGTATTTTGTTATTTACTTCTTTCCGGTGAGCTTTATCCTTTGCTCTACGCTCTTCTTCTTCCTTGATTCTTTTTTCTTCTGCTATTCTGGCTTGCTCTTTTGCTTCAGCCTCGCGCCTGATTCGTTCAGCCTCCTCCTGTGCTTTTCGGCGTTCTGCTTCAATTGCCGCCTGCTTTTCTCTTTCAGCTCGTTCTGCTGCCTCTTTTGCTTCGCGCTGTGCTCGTTGCTCGGCTTCAATGCGTTCACGCTCTGCACGTTCCGCTGCGGCCTTAGCTTCTGCTTCTCGCCTTGCTGCTGCTTCAATTTCGGCTTTTGTCTTTGCTTCGGCTTCAGCTCTGGCTTTCTCTTCAGCTTCTCTTTTTAAGCGTTCTTCATGCTCTCGCTTTTCCTGCTCCGCTTTGAGTCTTGCCTCTTCTCTTTGGCGGTCAAATTCGCGATCCATCAAAATCGCTATTTCATGGTCAGACTCAATTTGCTTTGCGAGAGCTTCAGCTGCTGCCTTAGCTTCTTCTTCGGCTTTAATCCGCGCCTGTTCTTCCTCATAATCAGTAAGAGGCTGGCGCGCCTTGGCTTTCAGTTCATCAAGGCGATCGCGCACTGTCTTGCGGTTGGCATCAATTAGCTTTGGAATTTCCTTCAGTTCAGCAACAAGGTCTTTGCCAAGACCATCGAGATATGTTTTCGTCTGCGCAACTTTATACGCCAGAGAAGCGATCTCCTTTCTGCCCTTTGCCGTTGTGATATCAGGCACAAAGGACATAACTTCACGTTCAACCTTTTGAAGGATTTCTTCAATCTGGTCGGCAGACTGAAATACAGTCATTGCATTTGCTTTTTCAATAACAACTAAATCTGTTACTTCACTCATATATCCTCCGTCAAAAAAATTGCCCTCACATCGGAGGGCAAAGAAGATTTCCAATAATCAGAACAAGTCGGCTCCTGTTTAGTTACGAGCGACATTGCTCCGTGTATTCACTCGTTGGAATGAATACATAGTGCTTACTCGTACTAATAAAATACCCAATTTTCTGTTTCTTGGTTGTGCCCAAAGTTATATTCAATATCTGGTGTTGATGTATCAATATTCTTCATCCCATCAACAAGAGTTGATACAACAGCCAAATCTTGTTTGATTCTCATTAAATGGTATTTCTTCCGGCGCAATAAACTCTCAATGGCAAGTTTCTTCGTTGGGAATGCAAAAGATCTTTCTGCATTTTTTGCTACTTTCTTAATTGCATATCTATTTCTCTTTTGTTTCCATTCCTGTAACCACTGATTTGGTGCTGGTTTAAAATCAACAATCCAATGCGCAGGAACCAACCATGCATAATGCTCTGTCTGATGAAAAGCTATATATTGAAGTGCGAATATTTTGATTCCATCTTCTTCAACTGTCGCCTGGAATCTCCAGAAAACAGGCATTCCCTCATGTTCAGTTTCTGATTCAGGAAAAGGTACGCTCCATGATTTTGTCATATCTAACCTCAAATAATTAAGTGCAGTGTTTATTCTCTTGTTTATGCCAAAAATAAAGGCCGACTATGCGGCTTTATATCTGCGCACTGAAATAATTGGGCAGTGTGTAATTCCAGCAGTCTTTTCCCATCTCAACAATGGAATGCGGAATACTTCGAACTCCACATTCCCGATATGGTCGTTTTGGAAATCCTTTTTCCCCACCAACCAAACCTTTTCAAATCTACGCTCTATAAGGAAAGCTGATGACCATCCATATTTAGAACCAGCTTTTAACGCTTCCTTTTTTGTCGGAAAGGTTGTAACAATGGAAATTATCTCATCAACTCGGAGACTTAAAAGATTATTGTCTTTAAAGCTAATTCCGTTCGACGCCATAATTCACCCCTCAAATAAGTGGTTTGCTGCCTAATTTCATTTTCTGGCGACCAACACAAGTCACACCCATTTCACTGCGTGGCTTGCGGTAGTAAATACGGTTCTGTTTACGCTCGACTTCTTCTGCCTTCTTGCAGCGAAGGCTTCCGAGTGATGCTGCTTTATCTGCTCTGACGCAACCAGAGAGCTTTAGCGCAATCTTTCGCGCCAGTCGCTGCTCTTGCATTGCCTGTTCACGTTGAGCCTGTCTGCGTGCTCTGCGGCGATTTCTGGCGTTATCGTCAGCCAGATATGTAATGACTACTGTCATGTTGACCTCCGATGAAACAACTTTGGAATTTTTTTATTACAAAGTGGTTTCCTTCCCCGCCAATTAGACGGGGATGGAAGAGCATTTATGAGCCTTTATGGACTCTGCTCGATCAGTTCTATTTAATTAATCTCTCAATTGAATGTAAGTATTCACATAAATCCTCCTACCTCTTGTGCAGCTTTCTTGAATATGGTGGCGGCTGCATAACGCCTATGGAATTGACTTTGGCGGTGACGCGCCGGGTGCTTATCTTCCGGTTGCCGTCGTGCAGCTGCACTTCACGCCACCCCAAAGCCAACTACTCTTTGGTTCCCGCATTTCGGCGGGACAATCCCATCAATGTTAAAGAGCCTGCCAATCTGTTCCGTTTGGCTTCCAGCGTCCTGCTGATGGCTTAAATTTAAGATCTCTTTAATTAATGGTCAAGAGTATTTTTGAAGAAAACTTAAATTTTCTTTCGTAACTTAAGTTTGGCTTTGATTTTTAAAGGAAATAAAAAAAAGGGGCGAATGCCCCCTTATGGAAGGTTTGCTAGTTTTGCATCGACAACTACGCCGATGATTTTGCAGTTTCCGTTGATCTCGATCATCGGATATTGTGGGTTAAGTGGTTTTAGAAACTTCCTGCCTGCATCAATAACTAACTTCTTGAAAGTTGCCTCGTTTTCTCCTTCGAGCTTTGCAACTACCAGTTTCCCGTTACGCGGCTCTACTTCAGGATCGACGAGTATTATCATTCCTTCAGGGATGCTAAGACCGGCTGGAGCCGTCATCGAATCACCCTTTACGTCCAGCCAAAACGAATCTTCTGAACAATCTACGGTTGTATCGTACCAGTTATCTATTGCACGCTTATGATATGGTTCTACAGCTTCCATCCAGCATCCTGCGCTCACCCAGCTAATCAGAGGGAATGACCCTCTTGGATCATGCCTACTGTGATAGGCAATGTTTGAAAGACTTTCCTCTCCTTTCATCAGATAGTCAGGGGAACACTTCAACGCATTAGCCAGGGCGAGAAGATTCTCTCCATTTGGCTCTGTCTCAGAGCGTTCCCACTGAGATATGGCAACATTAGACACGCCGACCATCTTTCCAAGTGCGGCCTGCCTGATCTTGAGTTCTTTTCTCCGAGCGCGAATGCGCTCTCCCATCAATTGAGTTTTCATAGTTAAGACATCTTAAATAAACTTGACTTAAGATTCCTTTAGTGGATAATTTAAGTGTTCTTTAATTTCGGAGCGAGTCTATGTACAAGAAAGATGTTATCGACCACTTCGGAACCCAGCGTGCTGTAGCTAAAGCGTTAGGCATTAGCGACGCAGCAGTCTCTCAGTGGAAGGAAGTCATCCCAGAGAAAGACGCCTATCGACTGGAAGTCGTTACAGCTGGCGCCCTGAAGTATCAAGAAAGCGCTTACCGCAAAGCGGCATAAGCAAATTGCTCTTTAACAGTCATGGTCCTCATTCCCGCCGAAATGCGGGAATACAACGCGCATAAGTTGATGCGCATAACTTATTATTTGTTAAGGAAATACTTACATATGGAACTTACAAGTAGTCGCAAGAAAGCGAATGCAATTACAAGCAACATCCTGAATCGAATTGCTGTACGTGGTCAGCGAAAGGTTGCTGATGCATTAGGGATCAATGAATCGCAAATTTCGCGATGGAAAGACAGCTTTATCCCAAAGATGGCCATGCTTCTGGCTGTTCTTGAATGGGGTGTTGAAGACGAGGAGTTGGCTGAACTGGCTAAGAAAGTAGCCAGAATGCTGACAAAAGAAAAAGCCCCGAAGAACGGCGAATTCTTCGAGGCCTGATGTAGAAAGACTGGATCAATCCACAGGAGTAATTATGACAAAACGTCGTAAGAAATACCAGGAAAAAGAAGAGATTCGACACCCTGATTCACCTGAGGGATTAGTGGTAGCCGCAGCAAATAACAGGGCGTTCGCAGAGCGCCTTGTTGGTGTTTACAGACTAGCCAAAGCAGGAGTGAAACATGGGCGTCGTTAAGTTAGCTGATTACAGGCATAACCCTGTACAACATCAGGAGGCATCCAGTATGGGGTATGTCTCTATACACCGCCAGTTTATGGACAGCAGGCTCTATAAGGACTCTCAGGCAGTACATCTTTGGCTTCACTTAATCCTCAAGGCTAATCACGAATCTACTGTCGTCAATACGGATATCGGTCCGATAACTGTTGATCGCGGTCAGATGATAACTGGACGCCCGTCGCTGGTCAGAGAAACATTCATCCCAGACAACAAAGTTCGGAGCTTATTACGGACTTTTGAGTCGAAAGGGATGCTTAATATTTGCTCGATGGGGAAGAAATTTAGCCTGTTTACAATCGTTAAATATGACGATTTTCAGGCAAAAAATTGTCCAACAGTTGTCCAACGGTTGTCCAACGCAAACACCAGTAATGGCGCGCCTCTCAGCGGAGATTGTCCAACGGTTGTCCAACGGTTGTCCATAAACAATAATATAAATAATATCTCTAATACTGACGTATTAGAGAGTACCGCAGCAGACAAAAAGTCTGACAAGAAAAAACCTTCCGTTAGCTGTCAGGATGTTGTCGATGCTTACCACGAAATCCTTCCTGAAGCGCCAAAAATCCGCGCACTGAATGACAAGCGTAAAAACCAGATCCGAACGTTCTGGCGCAAAGCCGGAGTGATAACCCGCCAGCTTGACGGGCATGGGTTCACGATGCAGGACTGGAGAAATTATTTGAGCTACGTAGGCGAAAATTGCCGATGGATGTTCGAAGAGCGTCCAAACCATCAACGCGGAACCGTCTGGCACAAAAAGGGATTTGATTTCCTGCTTAACGATAATACCTACCTGAAAGTTCGTGAGGGTGAACACGATGACCGATAATTTTTATGCGCCGCCCCATAGCATCGAGGCAGAGCAGGCGGTGATTGGTGGATTGCTTCTGGATGATGACAGCAGTGAGCGCGTCCAGAAAGTTCTGGCGATGCTGAAGCCCGATTCATTTTACAGCCGACCACACAAAATCCTTTTCGAAGAAATAACCAGAATGCACCGGGAGCAAAAGCCAGTAGATGGCCTGACGCTTTTCGATGAACTGGAGCGCAAATCGTTAACGGTGTCTGTTGGCGGTTTTGCTTATATCGCTGAGATCGCAAAGAACACGCCAAGCGCAGCAAACATCGTTGCCTATGCAATGCAGGTTCGTGAAACCGCAATGGAACGCTACGCCATCAACCGCATGACTGAAGCGACGGAATTGCTCTATTCCCGCAACGGAATGACTGCGACGCAGAAGTACGAAGCTATTCAGGCGATTTTCACGCAACTGACAGACCATGCAAAAACCGGATCGCGTCGCGGCCTTCGCTCATTTGGTGAGGTCATGGAAGACTGGGTTAGCGACCTTGAGAAGCGATTTGACCCGTCAGGCGAACAACGAGGAATGAGCACAGGGATCCCATCGCTGGACAGGATGCTGTCACCGAAAGGTCTGGTGAAAGGCTCTCTGTTTGTCATTGGCGCTCGCCCTAAGATGGGGAAAACGACGCTATACAGCCAGATGGCAATCAACTGCGCAGTGCATGAGAAAAAGCCCGCTCTGATGTTCAGCCTTGAAATGCCAGGTGACCAGATACTGGAAAAACTGGTAGGGCAGAAGTCAGGTGTTAACCCAAATATTTTTTACCTTCCGGCGACAAATGACGCTGATGACGGCTATCAGGGTGATTACGATGGTGACTTCAACAGGGCGATCGAAACAGCCAATCGCTTGAGTGAAATCGACCTGCTTTACATCGACGACACGCCGGGATTATCTCTGGCTCAAATCGTCAGCGAAAGCCGTCGAATCAAACGAGAAAAAGGATGCGTTGGCATGATTCTGGTCGATTACCTGACGCTAATGACCGCTGAAAAGGCCGATCGCAACGACCTTGCATACGGCATGATCACCAAAGGACTGAAGAACCTTGCCAAAGAGCTTGATTGCGTTGTTGTGCTTCTGACACAGCTTAACCGCGCATTGGAAAGCCGAACCAATAAACGCCCATTACCAAGTGACTCGCGCGATACAGGGCAGATTGAACAGGATTGCGATTATTGGGTGGGGATCCATCGGGAAGGTGCTTTTGATGACAGTGTTCCACCTGGTGAAACCGAACTAATCCTTCGTCTCAACCGTCATGGCAATACCGGCACGGTGTATTGCATTCAGGCAAATGGCGCTATTTATGACACAGACCAACAGTCTGCTGAAATGCGCCGCCGTGAACGCGAGGAACCGCAATCCAAGAAGAAAGGAGGATTCTGATGACCATCTACATCACTGAGCTAATAACAGGCCTGCTGGTAATCGCAGGCCTTTTTATTTGGGGGAGAGGGAAGTCATGAAAAAGCTAACCTTTGAAATTCGATCTCCAGCACATCAGCAAAACGCTATTCACGCAGTACAGCAAATCCTTCCAGACCCAACCAAACCAATCGTAGTAACCATTCAGGAACGCAACCGCAGCTTAGACCAGAATCGAAAGCTTTGGGCTTGCCTTGGTGACGTCTCTCGTCAGGTTGAATGGCATGGGCGCTGGCTGGATGCAGAAAGCTGGAAGTGTGTGTTTACCGCAGCATTAAAGCAGCAGGACGTTGTTCCTAACCTTGCCGGGAATGGCTTTGTGGTAATAGGCCAGTCAACCAGCAGGATGCGTGTAAGCGAATTTGCGGAGCTATTAGAGCTTATACAGGCATTCGGTACAGAGCGTGGCGTTAAGTGGTCAGACGAAGCGCGACTGGCTCTGGAGTGGAGAGCGCGATGGGGAGACAGGGCGGCATGAGACGACAGCGACGAAGTATCACCGACATAATCTGCGAAAACTGCAAATACCTTCCAACGAAACGCTCCAGAAATAAACGCAAGCCAATCCCAAAAGAATCTGACGTAAAAACCTTCAACTACACGGCTCACCTGTGGGATATCCGGTGGCTAAGACATCGTGCGAGGAAATGACGATGACTGCGTATTACAACGAAATAGATCCGTATGCAGCGCAATGGCTGCGTAACTTAATTGACGCTGGAGAAATTGCCCCCGGTTATGTAGATGAAAGGAGTATTGAAGATGTCACACCAGGTGATTTGCGAGGATTTACCCAGCACCACTTTTTTGCAGGAATCGGAGTTTGGAGCTATGCACTTAGAAAAGCAGGATGGCCAGACAACAAGAGTGTCTGGACAGGAAGTTGCCCATGCCAACCTTTCAGCTCGGCAGGCAAAGGAAAAGGGGTTGATGACGAGCGGCACTTATGGCCGGCATTCTTCTGGCTTATTGAAAAATGCAATCCTGGCATCGTTATTGGCGAACAGGTTGCAAGCGCAGACGGCCTCGCTTGGCTCGACCTTGTACAAACTGACTTGGAAGGTGCGAACTACACCTCTGCAGGTACCGATATTTGCGCTGCGGGCTTCGGTTCTCCGCACATCAGGCAGCGATTGTATTGGGTGGCCTACTCCAACGACAAATATCAACTTTCAGCCAGAAACGCGCAGGGGAATTCAGAACCTATCTGGATGCGTGAGACTAGCTGGATGGCAAACTCCTTTAGCGAACGATGCAACAGGTTCAACGCATTGCTACAGCGGAAAAGACAAGAGCGGAACCCCAAGAATCTGCTTGAAACTTCCCGGGACGGTGAAGCTATGTACCCATTACCGGTTAACGGCTTCTGGAGAGATGCAGACTGGCTTTACTGTAGAGATGAAAAATATCGTCCAGTTAGACCCGGCTCATTCCCGATGGTTAATGGCATTGCCAAAAGCTTGGGACGAGGCAAGTCCACACTGGGAGGAATGGCAAAGCGCAATCAAGATCAGCGAATTATTGGATATGGAAACGCAATCAATGCAGAAGTAGCAACGGCATTCGTGAAAGTTTGTATGGAGGTTGTTAATGCTTAGCCTATCCCAATACCTCCAATACCAGAAAGAAAGCGTCGAGCGAGCTTTAACGTGCGCTAACTGCGGTCAGAAGCTGCGTGTGCTGGAAGTTCACGTGTGTGAGCACTGCTGTGCAGAACTGATGAGCGATCCGAATAGCTCAATGTACGAGGAAGAAGACGATGGTGATTAGCCGATACGGACAAATAACGTTTAAACATTTTCAAGACAATCCAACATGGGCTGCTGCGGCTGGATATGACTTTAATTATTTTGATTGTCTGTCAGTCGCATGTATAGCAACTACCAATGTTGCTAACAACATAATCGATGAATTCTTGGATTTTCCAGACTATCAGGTCAGAGAGTTGCCTGCATTTTTTGTGAAAGTATCTGTTGCTACAGCTCTGTTATTTATTTTGTTATTCGCATATCCATTGCTTGCCGTATTTGTTTATGTGAGATGCAAGCACTCACAAAATGAATACAGCGGAGAGCATACCGATATTACCAGCCAAAATATGCGAGTGTGGTTGAGGAGATGCCAAGAGAAATGGGGGAGAAGTCATGGCTAACCTACGCAAAGAAGCGCGCGGAAGAGAATGCCAGGTACGTATTTACGGCATATGCAATGGAAATCCTGAAACTACAGTTCTGGCACATTACCGGATGGCTGGAATTTGCGGAACGGGAATGAAACCTGACGACATGATCGGCGCATGGGCTTGTAGCGCGTGTCACGATGAAATCGACCGACGCACCCATAACCTCGACAACAAAGACGCCAGACTTTACCACCTCGAAGGCGTGATCAGGACGCAGGCGATACTGCTGAAGGAGGGGAAGATTAAGTCATGAACGAATATCAGTTTGTGCTTCCATACCCGCCGTCGGTGAATACCTACTGGCGAAGACGGGGAAGTCAATACTACATCAGCGATAAAGGCCAGAAATACCGAAAAGACGTTCAGCAAATCATCCGCCAACTTAAGTTAGACATTTTCACCAAATCACGACTCCGCATCAAAGTCATCGCAGACGTTCCAGACTCCCGCCGCCGCGACCTCGATAACATCCTGAAAGGTTTACTCGACTCACTTATCCACGCCGGATTTGCGGAAGACGACGAGCAATTCGATGACATTCGCGTAATTCGTGGTGTGAAAGTACCAGGCGGAAGGCTTGGAATAAAAATCACCGAACTGGAGAACGTATGAACGCCACAATTCAAACGATACCAGAGCTTCTTATCCAGACACGAGGCAATCAGACCGAAGTGGCGAGGATGCTTTCCTGCGCAAGAGGAACAGTGCTCAAGTACAACCGAGACAGCAAAGGTGAGCGTCACGTAATAGTTAACGGCGTCCTGATGGTAACGCCAGGCAAAAAGGGAAGGCGATGAGCATAAGAGAACTAAACCTCACCAAAGAACAGCATGAGTGGCTGAATGGCTGGCTTGAACTGTGGGGCGCATGGGTTTATTCAGGTCGTCTGGAAAAGCGCATGAGCAGCGTAATAGCGAAGTTCATGGAGAGCGTAGAGCCGGGAAGAGTTATGACAAGGCCAATGTGCAATGATGATGATGGAATGTTGATTTCTCAGGTCGTCGATTCCGTCATGTGCATTGACAAGAAAGCCTTTGGCATCCTCCTCAGCTACTACGCTCATGGTTCATCTAAGCGAGCAATTGCATCCTACTATCACGCGACTGCAAAGCCACGCAAGATGTGTGGACGTGGTGGCGAGGGATGGAGAAAACCTTCACTGGCAACCTGTAGAAACGAAATTGACGACATCCTGAAAGCGTCATTATTTGTTTTGTACCAACCAATGCAAAATGCTTTCAAAATGCGTAAACGTGTTGAGAAAATTAAGCATGTTGCTGTTAAAAACCTTGACATGCAATTAGCCATTTAGCCATAATTAGAGGGTAAGCTGCCGTTAGTGACTCTTAAGTTGCAACGGTGGCTTTTTTGTTTGCACAACAGGTAAGAGCATTGAACCCGCAGACCTCGCGGAATTGGTGAAAGGTGCCGCGCAGTGCTCTTATCGTTGTGGTGAATACGCAGGCTGATGCGTTAATCAGGTGAACGAGACACCCGCCGGTCCGTGATATGGCACACCGTGCCGGTCATATCTGCCGCGGTTAGGTTTACGAGGATTTCGTAAAGCTGGTCTAGGGTGAAGCCGTGAAAGCGGAGGAAGTAAAACGAGGCGTCGGTACACGCCTATCGTCATTAAGTCGGAGTTCAGCACCGACCGCCACACCCAAACTGAGCCGTAGCCACTGGCTGTCCTGAATTCATCAGTGATAGTTACGCTGCGGCATTCTACACATGATCTTCGTGAAAGCGGGTGACAGGAGGTCGCGCTAACAACCTCATGCCGTTTTGCCCGTGCATATCGGTCACGAACAAATCTGATTACTAAACACAGTAGCCTGGATTTGTTCTATCAGTAATCGACCTTATTCCTAATTAAATAGAGCAAATCCCCTTATTGGGGGTAAGACATGAAGATGCCAGAAAAACATGACCTGTTAGCCGCCATTCTCGCGGCAAAGGAACAAGGCATCGGGGCAATCCTTGCGTTTGCAATGGCGTACCTTCGCGGCAGATATAATGGCGGTGCGTTTACAAAAACAGTAATCGACGCAACGATGTGCGCCATTATCGCCTGGTTCATTCGTGACCTTCTCGACTTCGCCGGACTAAGTAGCAATCTCGCTTATATAACGAGCGTGTTCATCGGCTACATCGGTACTGACTCGATTGGCTCGCTTATCAAACGCTTCGCTGCTAAAAAAGCCGGAGTAGAAGATGGTGGAAATCAATAATCAACGTAAGGCGTTCCTCGATATGCTGGCGTGGTCAGAGGGAACTGATAACGGACGTCAGAAAACCAGAAATCATGGTTATGACGTCATTGTAGGCGGAGAGCTATTCACTGATTACTCCGATCACCCTCGCAAACTTGTCACGCTAAACCCAAAACTCAAATCAACAGCAGCCGGACGTTACCAGCTTCTTTCCCGTTGGTGGGATGCCTACCGTAAGCAGCTTGGCCTGAAAGATTTCTCTCCGAAAAGCCAGGACGCTGTGGCATTGCAGCAGATTAAGGAACGTGGCGCTTTGCCGATGATTGATCGCGGTGATATTCGTCAGGCAATTGACCGTTGCAGCAATATCTGGGCTTCACTTCCGGGCGCTGGTTATGGTCAGTTCGAGCATAAGGCTGACAGCCTGATTGCAAAATTCAAGGAAGCAGGCGGAACTGTCAGAGAGATTGAGGTATGAGCAGAGTAACCGCGATTATCTCCGCTCTGGTTATCTGCGTCATCGTCTGCCTGTCATGGGCTGTTAATCATTACCGCGATAACGCGATTACCTACAAAGCCCAGCGCGACAAAGCCACATCCACCATCGCTGACATGCGGAAGCGTCAACGTGATGTAGCAGAACTCGACGCAAGATACACAAAGGAGCTTGCTGATGCTAACGCGACTATCGAAAGTCTCCGTGATGATGTTTCTGCTGGGCGTAAGCGGCTGCAAGTCGCCGCCTCATGTGCAAAGTCAAAGACCGGAGCCAGCGGCATGGGCGATGGAGAAAGCCCAGGACTTACAGCAGATGCTGAACTCAATTATTACCGTCTCCGAAGTGGAATCGACAAGATAACCGCGCAGGTTAACTACCTGCAGGAATACATCAGGACGCAATGCCTTCGATGATAGCGATAATTTTACTCATCATTCTTCACATCTGGCTCTGTAGACAGGATGGTGATCACTTCTGGAGTGAATCCAGATTAAACATCTCATTGCTGATGCTTGATATTGAGCATCTGGCGCGCGGTAAGGGGCTGCGTTGAGATAAGAGCCAGTTCATTACAAATACCAGGATTTAGCCTCGCATTCGCGGGGCTTTTTTATATCTGCAACAAACGCGCTTCACACGCGCGACTTCTGAACACAGAACCTTTCAGGATGACCCTTGAGGATGCCGGTTTGGTGATCGGTGCCTTTCTGTGGGCCGGAATCCTGTGTGACAAGGTTCATCACTAAAAGGTAATCACTGATGAAGTACCCAACAGTTATTGTCAATGGTGTGTCCGTTCGTGTTGATGAGGATGGACGCTACAACTTAAACGATCTCCATGCAGCAGCAGTTGCAAATGGAGAGGCTACAGAGCAACAGCGCCCAAGCCAGTTTTTGCGTAGCGCGCAGATAAAACGCTTCATAAAAGCACTGGAGGCCAAAGTGCAAAAAAGCACTTTGGAACAAATTCAACCACTTAAAATAATCAAAGGTGGTGCAGAACCAGGTGTGTGGGGTGTTGAGCTTCTGGCAATCAGATATGCAGCATGGATTAAGCCGGAATTTGAAATCGAAGTTTATGAAGTTTTCAAAACGGTTGTCCGTCTCGGCGTTGGCGCAATGTCCCGTCTGAATAGAATCGATCACATCATCAATACTGAAACCAAAGCGATAAGCCAGTGCGCAAGCCAAATGGCTAAGTGGGGCGTTGGTGGGCGAAAAAGATTGCTTCATGTTGCACGTGAGAGAGCGGCAAATGAAGTGCAAATGTATTTGCCCGGAATGGTGTGATTTCGCAGGTTAATCCAGTTTTTGCATTACGGCAGTACAGCGAAACAACCCAAGCCAGTAAGTGGGGAAATAACACTGGCAGCCACTGAAAGATGAACCTCCTGCCTTATGGCAAAAAAGATTCTTTGTGGTGGCGGACTGATGGAAAGACATCGGTTATTGCAGAGGCCATTCAATGAGTGGTCTCGACAATGGCTTATACCCTACACGGGATAACTTAACTGATATCCCTTTTAACGGATAAACGGAGCCAACAATGGCAGAGATTATTCCCATGACTGAAGAACAGAAATTCCAGTTAGAGATTTACAAACTGGTCATGAACCAGAACGCAGCCGCAGAAGAAGCATTTCAGTTCATTGGCACTGACGAGTTGAAGCTTGAGCTATTCAAAATTCACTTCCAGTCAGGCGGCGCTAATTCAGATATCACGACCCGCACTATCGAAGCGGTGCGTAAATCGAAGGAAGCGTTAGACCTGTTCACCACCGGAGCATGATGCTCAACCTGAAATAACGATTAAGTGAGATGAATATGGCAGCACCAAAGGGCAACCGATTCTGGGAGGCCCGCAGTAGTCATGGGCGAAACCCTAAATTCGAATCGCCTGAGGCGCTGTGGGCTGCTTGTTGTGAATACTTCGAGTGGGCTGATGATAACCCGCTATGGGAGGGTAAGGTATTTTCATATCAGGGAGAAATAATTAAGGCTAATGTCCCTAAGATGCGAGCCATGACTATTTCAGGATTGTGTACCTTCCTTGATATCACCAGGCAAACATGGGGAACCTTCCGGTCAATGGAAGGTTTTTCTGACGTCACATCACGAGCGGAAGACATCATCTACGACCAGAAATTCTCTGGCGCAGCCGCTGACCTTCTCAACGCTAACATCATCGCCCGTGATTTGGGCCTCAAAGAGCAGTCGCAAGTTGAAGACGTGACACCTGATAAGGGAGATCGCGATAAGCGACGCTCTCGTATCAAGGAGCTATTCAACCGTGGAACTGGACGCGATTCTTGATAACCTGAGCGACGAAGAGCAAATCGAATTGCTCGAGCTACTCGAAGAAGAAGAGAACTACCGGAACACACACCTGCTATATGAATTTACGCCATACAGCAAACAGCGTGAGTTCATCGACGCCGGGCATGACTATCCAGAGCGATGTTTTATGGCTGGTAACCAGCTTGGTAAGTCATTTACTGGTGCTGCTGAAGTCGCGTTTCACCTTACAGGGCGTTATCCGGGCACAAAAGGCTATCCTGCTGATGGTAAATATGGCGGTGAGTGGAAAGGTAAGCGTTTCTATGAGCCCGTTGTCTTCTGGATTGGTGGCGAGACAAACGAGACTGTAACCAAAACGACTCAACGCATCCTGTGCGGTCGTATCGAAGAGAATGATGAGCCTGGCTACGGTTCCATACCGAAAGAAGACATCATTAGCTGGAAGAAGTCTCCTTTCTTTCCGAACCTTGTTGATCATCTTCTGGTTAAGCATCACACGGCTGATGGCGTTGAAGATGGCATTTCAATCTGCTACTTCAAACCATACTCGCAAGGCCGTGCTCGCTGGCAGGGTGACACAATCCACGGCGTGTGGTTTGACGAAGAACCACCATATAGCATTTATGGCGAAGGCCTTACCCGTACCAACAAATACGGGCAATTCTCAATTCTGACGTTTACCCCTCTGATGGGGATGTCTGACGTTGTTACCAAGTTCCTGAAGAATCCCAGCAAGTCGCAGAAAGTGGTCAACATGACCATCTACGACGCTGAGCACTATACCGACGAGCAGAAAGAGCAAATCATCGCATCTTATCCTGAGCATGAGAGAGAGGCGCGTGCTCGCGGTATTCCTACGATGGGTAGTGGTCGAATCTTCCAGATACCGGAAGAGACGATTAAGTGTCAGCCGTTCGAGTGCCCTGATCACTTCTACGTAATTGGCGGGATGGATTTCGGATGGGATCACCCACAGGCGCAGGTTCAGCTTTGGTGGGATAAGGACGCAGACACAATCTACGTTTCACGCGTGTGGAAGGCGAAAGAAAAAACAGCTGTTCAGGCATGGGGAGCTGTTAAATCATGGGCGCATAAAGTGCCAACCGCATGGCCTCATGACGGAAACCAGCACGAGAAGGGCGGCGGTGAGCAGCTCAAAGGGCAGTATGCAGACGCTGGATTTATGATGTTGCAGGATCATGCGACATGGCCTGATGGCGGTAATGCTGTTGAGCCTGGAATCACTGAATTGCGCGACATGATGCTTGATGGTCGCTTCAAAGTATTCAACACCTGTGAGCCATTCTTTGAGGAGTTCCGCCTCTATCACCGTGATGAAAACGGGAAAATCGTCAAGCTTAACGACGACGTGCTATCCGCCGTTCGCTATGCATACATGATGCGCCGCTTCGCAAAAATGATGCGCGACATCAAAAAACCAAAAGAGAAAAAGATACCAGCCCCAATCAGGCCCATCGCACGGAGAACTTAAATGGCCGACGAAAACAGACTCAATTCCATTCTGTGTAAGTTTGACGCAGACTGGATGGCGAGCGATGAAGCCAGAACCGAGGCGACAAATGACCTGTATTTTAGCCGAGTGTCGCAATGGGATGACTGGCTATCAAACTACACCACCCTGCAATATCGCGGACAATTTGATGTTGTTCGCCCGGTGGTCAGGAAGCTGGTCGCAGAGATGCGCCGGAACCCTATCGACGTTCTATTCAGACCAAAAGACGGAGCTAATCCTGATGCTGCCGATGTGCTGATGGGGATGTATCGTACTGATATGCGCCATAACACGGCAAAAATTGCCGTTAACGTTGGCGTTCGTGAGCAGATAGAGTCTGGCGTTGGCGCATGGCGTCTGGTCACGCAGTACGAAGACAACGACCCAACAAGCAACAATCAGGTAATCCGACGCCTTCCAATCCATGAAGCCTGCTCACACGTCATATGGGACGCCAACAGCAAGCAGATGGATAAGAGCGACGCTAAGCACTGCACGGTGATTAACGCCTTGTCACGCAATGGCTGGAAAGAGTTCGCAGAGGATTACGGTATTGATCCGGATACCTTGCCATCTTTCCAGAATCCGAACGATACATGGCTGTTTCCGTGGGTATCGAATGATGTCGTCTACGTCGCTGAGTATTACGAGGTAGAAGAGAAGAAGGAGAAAGTCTTCATCTACCGCGACCCGCTGACAGGTGAGCCGGTCAGCTATTACCAGCAGGATATCAAAGACGTCATCGACGACCTGGCTAATCGTGGATTCATTAAGGTAGCAGAGCGTAAGGTCAAGCGTCGGCGTGTGTATAAGTCGATCATCACCTGCACGCAGATACTGAAAGACCGCGAGAAGATAGCTGGAGAGCATATCCCAATCGTTCCTGTGTACGGCGAATGGTCATTCGCTGGTGACAAGGAGTGCTACGAGGGCGTGGTAAGGCTGACGAAAGACGGTCAACGCCTTCGTAACATGATCATGTCGTTCAACGCCGATATTGTTGCTCGTTCACCGAAGAAGAAACCGACCTTCTTCCCTGAGCAAATCGACGGCTACGAATACATGTACGGTGGAAATGATGACTATCCGTACTATCTGCAGAACAGGACCGATGAAAACGGTAACGACCTGCCGATTGGTCCAATCTCCTACATGGAAAACCCTGAAGTGCCGCAAGCCAACGCTTACATGCTTGAGGCTGCCACCAACGCAGTGAAAGAGGTGGCTAGTCTTGGTGTGGATGCGCAGGCAGCAAACTCTCAGGTCGCTTTCGATACCGTCAATCAACTGAACATGCGGGCAGACCTTGAGACATACGTGTTTCAGGATAACCTGGCTACCGCAATGCGACGCGATGGCGAGATTTATGCCTCAATGGTCAACGATATTTATGACGTTCCTCGTCATGTAACGCTGACACTTGAAGATGGAAGCGAGAAAGACGTTCAACTTTATGCGCAAGTTGTCGATTACCAGTCCGGCAATGTGGTCACACTCAACGACATTCGCGGTCGCTATGAGTGCTATACAGACGTCGGACCATCCTTCCAGAGCATGAAGGAACAGAATCGCGCAGAGATTCAGGAGTTGCTAACCAAGGTTCCGCAAGGTACTCCAGAGTTCCAGATGCTGATGCTGCAATACTTCACGTTGCTTGACGGTAAAGGCGTCGAGATGATGCGAGAGTACGCGAACAAGCAACTGGTGATGATGGGGCTGAAGAAACCAGAAACACCTGAAGAGATGGAGATGGTGCAGCAGGCACAACAACAGCCGCAGCAGCCATCAGCAGAGCAAATTCAGGCGCAGGGTATCCTTCTGCAAGGTCAGGCTGAATTGCTTAAGGCAGAGAACCAACAGGCGCAGATTCAGGTTGAAGCTGCCAAGGTTGAAGCTCAAAACCAACTCAACGCCGCGAAGATTGCAGAAATCTTCAACAATATGGACCTCGACAAGCAGGCAGAACTGCGTGAGTACCTCAAGCTCGTAGGTCAATTCCAGCAACAGCGCAGCAAAGATGCTCGTGCTAACGCTGAGCTGCTTCTTAAAGATGCAGACCAGACTCATTCACAACGCATGGATTTCGCAAATCTTATGCGTCAAGTTCAAATCCCCTCCGGCGGAGTAGCCGAGACACCTCAATAAGAGAGAGTTAACCATGGACCAAACCACCGACATTCAGGCTTCTGAAGAATTAACCCTGCCCGGCAATCATGCAGCGGCATCTGCTGATGGCTTAGTTGTCGATAATGCCAACGACAACGCAGGTCAGGAAGAAGGCTTCGAGATTGTCCTGAAAGACGATGAGAAACCAAAACAAGACCCGGCAACTAATGCTGAATTTGCCCGTCGCCGCATCGAACGCAAACGCCAGCGTGAGATTGAGCAGCAGATGGAAGCGGTTAAGCGTGGAGAGTTGCCGGAGCACCTGCGGGTGAACCCTGAGTTACCAAAACAACCAGACCCTAACGATTATCTTTCCGAAGATGCACTGGCTAAGTACGACTATGACCAGAGCCGCGCACTGGCTGCCTTCCAGCAGGCAAACAGTGAATGGCAGATTAAGGCTATGGACGCACGAAGCCAGGCTGTCGCCGAGCAGGGTCGCAAAACTCAGGAGTTCACCCAGCAATCAGCGCAATACGTCGAGGCAGCCCGTAAGCACTACGACGCAGCGGAAAAGCTCAATATCCCTGACTATCAGGAGAAAGAGGATGCATTCATGCAACTGGTGCCGCCAGCAGTCGGTGCCGACATCATGCGCCTCTTCCCGGAGAAATCCGCCGCTCTCATGTATCACCTTGGTGCTAATCCTGAGAAAACACGCCAGTTGCTGGCGATGGACGGGCAATCCGCGCTAATTGAACTCACTCGACTGTCAGAACGTTTAACTCTCAAGCCTCGAGCCAAACCTGTTTCAGAAGCCCCGCTACCTGATGAACCCATTCAGGGACACGCTGTTGCTGCAAATATATCTGCGATTGAAAAGCAGATGGAAGCGGCAGCAAACAAAGGGGATGTAGAGACATACCGCAAGCTCAAGGCGCAACTGAATAAAGGAATTCGATAATGGCATTAAATGAAGGTCAACTGGTCACGTATGCTCTGGATGAAATCATCGAAACCGTCCAGAACCTGACGCCAATGGCGTCCAAAGTGACAAAATACACCCCTCCGGCAGAATCCATGCAGCGTTCAAGCAACACCGTGTGGATGCCTGTTGAGCAGGAAGCGCCAACCCAGACTGGCTGGGATTTAACTGGCAACGCAACCGGGATTCTGGAACTCTCCGTGAAATGCAACATGGGCGATCCGGATAACGATTTCTTCGAGCTTCGTGCAGATGACCTGCGTGATGAGCGTTCTTACCGTCGCCGCATCCAGGCATCCGCCAAAAAACTGGCGAATAACATTGAGTCAGCAATTGCCAAACAGGCAACCGAAATGGGCTCACTTGTTGTTCACGATACCCGCGCAATTGGTCCATCTACTGGCCTGTCTGGCTGGGATTTTGTGTCTGATGCAGAGCGCCTGATGTTCTCCCGTGAGCTAAACCGCGATATGGGCATCAGTTACTTCCTGAACCCTGACGATTACCGCAAAGCAGGCCGCAACCTGGTAGATGGTGACATCTTTGGGCGCGTTCCTGAAGACGCGTATCGCAACGGTACTATTCAGCGTCAGATTGCTGGCTTTGATGAAATTCTTCGCTCACCGAAACTTCCGGCAGTTACCAAGTCAACCGCTACTGGTGTAACTGTTTCTGGTGCGCAGAAGTTTAAGCCGCAGGCATACACCCTTGATACCGATGGTAACAAAGAGAACGTCGACAACCGTGTTGCAACGGTGACCGTATCCTCCACCACCGGATTTAAGCGCGGCGACAAAATCAGTTTCACTGGTGTGAAATTCCTGTCTCAGATGGCGAAGAACGTGCTGACTGATGATGCAACTTTCTCAATCACCCGTGTGATCGATAGTACTCACATCGAAATCACGCCGAAGCCGATTGCGCTGGATGACGCGTCACTGACAAAAGAAGAGAAGGCTTACGCTAACGTAAACACCTCTCTTGCTGATACCACTCCGGTAAACGTTCTGAACGTGGCAACAACCACCGCTAACGTGTTCTGGGCTGATGACTCAATCCGTCTGCTGTCTCAGCCGATCCCGGTAACCCATGAACTGTTTGCTGGCATGAAAACGTCTTCCTTCAGCATTCCTGGTATTGGTGTTAACGGCATCTTCGCAACGCAGGGTGATATCAACACTCTGTCTGGTAAGTGCCGTATTGCTGTGTGGTATTCAGCATGTGCTGTACGACCAGAGGCAATTGGTGTTGGTCTGCCTAACCAGACCGCGTGATAACCAGAGGGAGCTTCGGCTCCCTTTTCTATTGGAGATACCAATGAGCGTAATGATTTTTCAGGCTGGCGGAGATACCAAAATCTGGGGGCGCAAGCTGAAAACGAAAACCGTTGATCCTGATGATGTAGCTGTGCACTTAGCAAATGGCTGGTATAAGCACCCTGACGATGTTCCTGATGATCCTCTTGTTGGTGATCAAATTTGGAGTGTTGGCGGAGGTGAAACTTCCCCAGTTGATATGGGCGAAGTGTCCGACGGTTATCACACTTTTAACGAGCTTTACGCTCACCGAGTGCGCCTCTTCTCATCGCTGATGCATGCTTACGCTGAGCTTTCGTGGTGGTCTCGCAAACACAGTGACGGTGAAGAGTGGGATGGCTGGATCATTGCTGGTATCACCACTCCAGAAGGCGAAATCACTTATCACCTACCTGTTGAAGAAATCGAGTTCCTTCCTGAAGGTACTGAGCTTGAGTTCGGGAAAGAGTGGGATGGTCATGAAGCAAATGATGTTCTTGGACGACTCCTGAGTTTGCGTCCGGCTATTGCAGAGCCAGAGCCAGAAGAAAAACAGCGTAAAAAGCCTGGTCGAAAACCTAAGGCGGCAGCAGATGAACCTGACAACGAAGGGTGATTTAGTCCTTGCGGCATTACGTAAGCTCGGTGTGGCATCAAATGCCACGTTAACAGATGTCGAACCGCAGTCTATGGAAGACGGCGTCAACGACCTTGAAATGATGATGGCTGAATGGCTTGGCGGTGATGCGTCACCTGGTATCAACGTTGGCTACATTTTTGCTGATGCAGATGTCGCTCCAGATCCGGGCGATGAGCACGGTTTATCAAATAACGCTATCAATGCCGTCATTTTCAACCTTGCCTGCCGCATTGCTCCGGATTATGCGCTGGAAGCGTCTGCAAAACTTATAACCACTGCCAGATACGGGAAAGAGCGACTCGTCAAACTGTCTGCAATGGACAGAGCAAAAGCCGCTAAATGTAAGTCCGGTTATCCAAACCGTATGCCTGTTGGTAGCGGTAACCAGTTGGCGAAGTGGAATGGTTGGAATTACTTCCACCGAAAGGAACCTTGCGATAACGGGAGCGAATAATGCCGATTCAGCAACTTCCGCTTATGAAAGGTGTCGGCAAAGACTTTCGAAACGCCGACTATATCGACTATCTGCCAGTGAATATGCTGGCTACACCAAAAGAAATCCTTAACAGCAGCGGATATCTTCGCTCATTCCCGGGCATTGCCAAACGATCTGATGTGAACGGTGTATCTCGCGGCGTCGAGTACAACATGGCGCAGAGTGCTGTTTATCGCGTGTGTGGTGGCAAGCTGTACAAAGGCGAAAGTGAAGTCGGTGATGTTGCCGGAAGTGGTCGCGTATCAATGGCGCATGGTCGAACATCACAGGCGGTAGGCGTTAACGGGCAACTGGTCGAATACCGCTATGATGGCACGGTTAAAACCGTCTCAAACTGGCCTGCAGACAGCGGGTTTACGCAGTATGAGTTAGGTTCGGTTCGTGACATTACGCGCTTACGTGGGCGTTATGCGTGGTCAAAAGACGGCACTGATTCATGGTTTATCACTGACCTTGAAGACGAATCGCATCCTGACCGCTACAGTGCACAATATCGTGCCGAGTCTCAGCCTGATGGCATCATCGGCATAGGAACATGGCGAGACTTCATCGTCTGCTTTGGTTCATCGACGATTGAATATTTCTCCCTGACTGGTGCAACCACCGTTGGTGCTGCTTTGTATGTCGCACAGCCATCGCTGATGGTACAGAAAGGTATTGCCGGGACTTACTGCAAAACGCCGTTTGCTGATTCGTATGCGTTCATCAGCAATCCGGCAACGGGTGCGCCGTCTGTGTATATCATCGGCTCCGGTCAGGTGTCACCAATTGCCAGCGCGAGCATTGAGAAAATCCTCCGCTCCTACACTGCTGATGAACTGGCTGATGGTGTGATGGAATCGCTGCGATTTGATGCTCATGAGTTGCTGATTATCCACCTTCCGCGTCACGTCCTCGTGTACGACGCATCTTCAAGCGTCAATGGCCCACAATGGTGTGTGCTGAAAACAGGTCTGTATGACGATGTGTACCGCGCTATCGACTTCATTTACGAAGGCAATCAGATAACGTGCGGCGATAAGCTGGAATCGGTTACCGGGAAATTGCAGTTCGATATCAGCAGCCAGTACGACAAGCAACAGGAACATCTGCTGTTTACTCCTCTGTTCAAAGCGGATAACGCCAGAGTTTTCGACCTTGAAGTTGAATCGTCAACTGGAGTTGCGCAGTATGCTGACCGCCTGTTCCTCTCTGCAACCACTGACGGCATAAATTATGGTCGTGAGCAGATGATTGAGCAGAATGAACCGTTCGTTTACGACAAACGCGTTTTGTGGAAGAAAGTAGGGCGCATCAGGAAAAACATTGGCTTCAAATTGCGCGTTATCACGAAGTCACCTGTCACTCTGTCTGGCTGCCAGATAAGGATTGAGTAATGGCGGATTCGAATCTCAATGTGCCGGTAATCATTCAGGCTACGCGGCTCGATACATCAGTTCTTCCACGCAATATCTTCTCGCAGTCGTATCTGCTTTACGTTATCGCGCAAGGTACAGATGTTGGTAACGTGGCGAACAAGGCCAATGAAGCAGGGCAGGGCGCTTATGACGCACAAGTCAGGAACGATGAGCAGGATGTGATTCTGGTCGATCACGAAATTCGACTGGCATCAGCTGAAGCGAAGATTCAGGACCACGAAACAAGGATCACTAACGCAGAATCGGCGATAGTCGGCCTTGATTCACGATTAACGACAGCAGAAAACGATATTGATTATCTGACGGATGAAGTTGTCGCCATTCAAAACACGCTTTCAGACCATGAAACGCGCATCGATGCTCTGGAGTATGCCACTACTCGCAAGAAGTCAGAGGTTGTTTACTCTGGCGTATCTGTAACCATCCCGACAGCGCCGACCAACCTTGTTAGCCTGCTGAAAACGCTCACGCCGTCATCCGGGACGTTGGCACCATTCTTCGACACTGCTAACAACAAGATGGTTGTGTTCAACGAGAACAAAACCTTGTTCTTCAAGCTGTCGATTGTCGGGACGTGGCCCAGCGGAACCGCCAACAGGTCAATGCAGCTAACCTTTTCCGGCTCTGTTCCTGACACACTGGTTAGCAGTCGTAATGCGGCGACAACAACCGACAACATCCTGTTAGCTACGTTCTTCAGCGTGGATAAAGACGGCTTTCTTGCCACAAATGGCAGTACGTTAACCATTCAGTCAAATGGTGCGGCGTTTACTGCCACAACCATCAAAATCATTGCGGAGCAGTGATGGAAATAAAGCTCATCGATAACCCAGTGAAGCTTGCAGAATTCCTTAACAACCCGGCAAACACGGGAAATATCGTAGACAGTGGAGATAAATACTACATCAAGCCTGATGCGGTATACCTCGGCATCTACGAAGGATTAGTGCTGGCTGGCGTTCATGAAGTGCGTAACTTCTGGCATAGCGTTGTTGAATGCCATGCGGTGTACGACCCCGGATTCCGTGGTGAATATGCACTGCAAGGGCATCGATTATTCTGCAAATGGCTTCTCGAAAACTCACCATTCCTTAACAGCATTACCATGGTTCCTGACACCACGAAATACGGACGGGCAATTATCCGTTTGCTTGGCGCTACCCGTGTTGGTCACCTTGATGATGCGTACATGAGTAACGGAAAACCGGTAGGAATCACCCTCTATCAATTACCTCGTTCGAAATATGAGGAGCTAATAAATGTTAGTACTTAGCGAAAGCTTCAAGAATAAATTGCTTCCCATGAATGGGTATATGAAAGGCGGCAGCGACTCCGGTTCTAAAGCCCAGGCACGCGCAACTGAAAAGGGCATCGAATTGCAGCGTGAAATGTGGCAAACGAACATGCAGAACCTTGCACCGTTCACACCACTCGCTCAGCAGTACGTATCACAGTTGCAAAATCTTTCCTCTCTTCAGGGGCAAGGTCAGGCGCTTAACCAGTATTACAACTCTCAGCAGTATAAAGACCTTGCAGGGCAGGCGCGCTATCAGAGTCTGGCAGCAGCAGAGGCAACGGGTGGATTAGGCTCTACAGCAACAGGAAACCAGTTAGCAGCAATCGCACCTACACTCGGTCAAAACTGGCTGTCAGGTCAGATGAACAACTACAACAATCTGGCAAACATTGGCCTTGGTGCTCTTACAGGTCAGGCAAACGCCGGACAGAACTACGCTAACAATGTCAGCCAATTGTATCAACAGCAGGCGGCAGCATCTGCGGCGAATGCTAACCGACCATCAGGACTGCAATCAGCCTTGGGAGGTGCCATGAGCGGTGCGGCATCAGGGGCGATGATTGGCTCTGTGGTGCCAGGAATAGGTACGGCTGTTGGCGCTATTGGTGGCGGCATTATCGGTGCTCTTGGATCATTGTTTTAAGGTGGGAATATGGCTACTTGGCAACAAGGAATCAACTCAGGCGGCTTTCTTGCTGGTATCGGTGGGCAAAACTCAAATGCGCCAAAGGCAAGTGATGTAAGTGAGGCGTTGGCCTATATTCGCCAGAATAACGAAATGGAGCGTTCAGGTCGCAATAACATCGGCCTTCAGGCGTTGCAGGGACTTGGTAGTGTCGCTCAAACATATCAAGCCGCAAAGCAACAGGAAGCGGATGCTGCATTCCAAAAAGAATATGCGGCAGCCATCCAGTCCGGTGATCGACAGCAGGTTCGAGATCTGATGACCAAATATCCTGGTCAATTAGAGAAGATTCAGTCTGGTATGAAGTGGGCAGACGAAGACCAGCGCAATTCTATCGGCACTTTAGCGGCTGGCGCACGCCTTGCGGCCTCGTCTCCAGAAGCAATGCAATCATGGCTGCAAAACAACGCCAAGGAACTGGCGCGCGTCGGTGTTGACCCTAATAACGTTGCTCAGATGTATCAGCAGAACCCTTCAGGATTTGGTGAGTTTGTTGATCACCTTGGAATGGCTGCTCTTGGTCCGATTGATTACTTCAATGTTCAGGACAAGATGGTTGGTCGCCAGCAGGATCAGCAAAGAATTAACGAAACAATCCGTAATAATGACATGACAAATGCCAGAGGGTGGGCAAGCAACAATATTGCGCAACAAAATGTCAATCTTCGTCGGATGGAATTAGAGGACAAGAAATACGACAGACTCATCGCAAATGAAACTAATGCCTTAAAACTTGCTGAATTGCAGGACAAGAGATTGCAGAATCAGCAAGCTATGGAGCAGGCAAAGCGAGATAAGGCCGATGCGTACAACTCTGGAATGGATAATCTCTCCAGAACGATAGAGACGGCTACAAAAGTTCTTAATAGCCCAGGATTCACGGGATATTTCGGAACAAACCTAAACCCACTATCGAGTAGATTCATTCCAGGAACAGAGGCTGCTGATACAGAAACTCTGGTTGACACACTGAAATCTCAGGGATTCTTATCTGGCATTCAGCAGATGAAAGGGATGGGGGCTTTAAGTAATGCCGAGGGGCAAAAGGTAATGGATGCTATTGGTAGTTTGTCCCCAAATCAGTCTGAAAAATCAGCCAGAGCAGCTATCAAAACAATCATAAAAACCACTGAGATGGCTCAGAAACGTATGCAACAGAAATACGGGAAGGACATACAACCGTCTCAACAGCAGCTTTCTGATGATGACCTGATTAATAAATATCTCGGAGGGCAGTGATGGCCTATAGTCGTGAACAGTTGATGACAGCATTAAGGAACGCTGATGCGGCAGGCGATACAGAAGGAGCACGTCGCATTGCTCAGATGCTGTCTTCTGGTGATCAATCCACTCAAAACCAATCGCAGCCAGAAGAACAATCTCTGGTAGGAAAAGCCACTGACTGGCTCACTGGTGGTCAAAGCGCAGGGCAAATTGCAGAACAGGCTGGTCGTGGTCTGGTAAACATACCATTTGACGTATTGCAGGGTGGCGCAAGTCTGATTAATGCAATCAGCCAGGGGCTTGGTGGCCCAAAGGTTTTGGATGATGTCTATCGTCCAGTCGATCGACCGACAGACCCTTATGCGCAAGCCGGTGAAACAATTGGTGGGTATCTCCTGCCAATTGGCACAGCGGCAAAAGCTGCTGGAGCGCCAGCAAAACTCGCTGGAGATATCGGTTCCGCAGGAAACATGATTGCAGGTTCTCTTGCTGATGCTGCAAATCAGGATGGCGACTTTGCACAAAATGCTGCCATTAACGGTGGTATCAATATTGGTGCTCAAGGCGTTCTTTCAGGTGTCGGGCGCGTTATTGCGCCAAGGGTTTCACAGGCTCTTGGTGGTGCAGCACTGAATTCTGCTAATGATGTTTCCAGGATGGCAAAGTCAGGTGCTGGGCGTCAGTCAATTGCCAGTCAGGCCGCTAATGTGTCCGAAGATGTAGCAAAAGCGGCTGAGTCTGCTGGAATTGATATAAACGCATTAACACCAGGAATGCGATCTGGAAGTCGTGGAATTGCACAAGCCGAAGGCGCATTGGCATCAACACCAGGAATTGTTCAGGACGCCCATCAGGCAGCATTTAACGAAATATCATCAAAGTTAAGTCGAAACCTTGATGAATTTGGGGCCGCATCTGGAACGGCATCAGAAAAAAGTGCGGCTATAAAACAAAGGATTCTTCAAAATCTTGATCAGATGAAGGATGCCGAGCGCGCGGCATGGGATGACGTGCGGTCAACAATGCCAAATCAAAAAGCAAGAATGCTAAATGGTAATGCCGTTATTCAGGCAGAGCGATCTGCTGGCATACCGCTTACTCCTGAAATGAAACAGTTTGTTCAGGCAAACAATCAAGGTGGAGTAACATTTGATGGCATGAAAGCATGGAGAGCGAAATTTGCTGATGCGGAGCAAAAATATAAGCGTAGCGGAGAGGCAAATGCGGCAAGGAGAGCAGGGGAAATACGCCGGGCAATTACTGATGATATGCGCACAATGGCGGAAAACGGCGGATTTCTTGATGACTGGCAGAAAGCTAATGATCTGTCTAAAGCGAGGTTATCAGCACAAGAGAGTGCAGAGTCTGTTTTCGGGCGTGATTTGGCAACAGATGCACTGATTACGAATGGAGTAAAATCCCTTCAATCATCGTCAGCTAAAGGTCTTAATGGTCCTGCTGGGTTCCATTCTATGATCCGCGCGCTGCCAGAATCAGAGCGTGTTCCTGCTATATCATCAATGTTGCAAGATGCTATCTCGCATGGTGTACGTGGTGGCAAAGCTGATGCAGCAGGAATTAACCATATCGCAGGGATACTTACCCCACAAAATGTAAAAGCCATTAGCAGATATTCCTCAGAACTCGGAAGAATTGCTGATGCATATGGCACTCTTGCAAGAGCAGCAGTGAAACCTCAGCAGTATATTGAAAGAACAGGGAGAACTGCCAATGTACTACGCGATCTGGATGCCGGTTTATCCAACGTCACATCAACAGTGTTAAATGCAATTGCCAACTCAACATCAGGTGCCATTGTTGGTGGAGCAGGAGGGGGCATTGCAGGCGCTGCCGCAGGTGCTTTAGTTGGCGCCGGGTTAAAAGGTGCTGTATCTAAAATTGCCACCACGCGTAGCGGCCGATATGCGATAGAGAAAGCAGTTCAGGAAGCCACGAAAGCAGTAAGAGCTGGCGGAAGTAAAGAAGCATTAGCGGCGGCGGAACGCAGATTTATGGCAAATAAAGCCGCCGTAAAAGCAATACGCGATGCTATTGGTAGCGATGAATTCAATCGCTTGTCGAGAGCTGGTATTGTCGCCTCGTTAAGCGGTATGAATGAATATGAATAGCTTTATCTAATGTTGCTGCTACTGTTGCATGTGACGGTGTTTCCAAATCCTGAATTGCAGTTTGTATATGTGTCAACGCGTGTTGGGTAAGGTTGAGTTATAACAGGCTGGCGCGCTTTTTGCTCGATCGCTTGCATTGTGTTTACAGCCTGATAATTCAATAAAGCCTGCTGGAATGCTTGGCTTTGTGCTATTTGTTGTGCTTGTTCTTGGCTTTGTAATTGAACATAAAGATTCTGAAGTTCAAGTCTTGCCTGTGTGTCACTTATCTTGCCTTCATCGACACCTTGCCCGAGCATCTTCGCAGCAAGGACATACAGCTTAGGTGTTGGTGCTGATGCCATGCGAGAGTCGTTCTTCAAGCTGGCATCAAGGCAATTAGCCATATCGCTAAGCTTTGGATAGCGTTGCTCGCAACTTGCCTGATAGTCGCTTACTTTTGCGCACCCAGCCAGCAGAAGCGGGATAATTAACAGTGATTTTTTCATATAATTAACTCTCCTTAGTTTTGCGCAGGATACCATGAAAAAAGTTAACATTGGAAACGTACCAAAGATGCTCGTACCGCTCTTTGAGAGCGGTACAATTGTGTTTTGTAGAGACTTTCCAGAATGGCAACGCCTGCATCAAAAACTTGGCGTTGACGTGCATGACTCGGACGCCAACGGAGCGTCTCATACAATGAGTAGCGAGAATGGTGTTTTGCATGTGATAGGCGTGTTCAATGGCAAACTATCTACTATTGCCCATGAGTGCGCTCACATGGCATTCGATATCTGCTCAAGGGTAGGTGTTGATGTTGAACCAGGAAGAGCCAACGAGACTTACTGCTACTTAATGAGCAGGCTTGTTGAGTTCTGCGAGCGACATATCAAAAAGCCGGAGTGAACCGGCTTGATTATTACTTTTTGCTGTCTGGAGTTCGCTTATCCAATACCCAGCCATGACCTGGCTTTGTTGTTGGCGGAAGCCTTTCGTTGTCCTTGACGGTGGCAAAATTGTCTTTCTTACCGCCGCGCGGGCCAACTTCTTGGTATATTCCGCCGTTTTTTCCTGTGTTTTCACCTGGTTTTTTCGCCATGATATACCTCAACATACCCCCGTTATTGGGCGATTAAATATTGATCTCATTTTATAAGTAGTCAATATGGCCCAGGTAAATGCAAAAATTAACCCACCGTCAGGTTGTTTTTTGTACAAATCCTTCAGCCAGTACATAACTACTGACAGATAACCAACGCAACGACCCAGCTTCGGCTGGGTTTTTTTATGCCCAAAATTCACCGTAGCCATGCTGCGGCGATTCCTTGTATCTGGAGCAAATTAAATGACAGATTCAATAAATGCCAATGTGATCGTATCGATGCCTTCGCAACTATTCACTATGGCGCGTTCTTTTAAAGCCGTAGCCAATGGCAAAATTTATATCGGTAAAATTGACACTGACCCGGTAAATCCTGAAAACCAGATTCAGGTTTATGTGGAAAACGAAGACGGCTCTCACGTTCCTGTATCGCAACCAATCATCATTAACGCTGCTGGTTACCCGGTATATAACGGACAGATTTCCAAGTTCGTAACCGTGCAAGGCTATTCTATGGCTGTGTACGATGCATACGGCTCTCAGGAGTATTACTTCTCGAGAGTTAAAAATGACACGCGGTCAGTCACATCATTCCTGAGTAGCAGGGAATTATGGAAGAAGTACTTGAAGGAATTTGGAATCGTTCTAGTTGATGGTAGCTTTGAGGAAGGGGCAACAGTTAGCGCACCAAATCAGGCTGTATGGTATAAGTTTGATGGAAAGTGCTATGCAAGAGTAACCGGAGATAGCGTTATCGTTGCATCTGGCTCATCGCCAGACTTAGGCTGGACATCTGACATTGGCTCACGCATTAAAGCGTGGCTCCCTAATACATCACCAAATACTGACGTTTCGACTCGTTTGCAGGCATTGCTTACTGCGGGGAAAGGGGAGATTAAGATCCCTGATGGTCGATATGCGGTAAATACTGCTCTTGTTACAAATTTCAGCGATTCATCATTCCCATCGCTGGGGGCTGGCAGTCCACGTTATGATTTTGTTGGATCCTCTCTAAACAATACTATTTTTACAGTTGATAATAATTTCCTGCTCACACATACAGGCGGCGTTTCTGGTTCGGTTGTACAGGGAACTAACACGCATATGAGGCACGGGGATTTTCAAATCATTGGTACGGGTAAAACTGCAAGCGGTGGCCTCAAGTACAGTTTTTGCACGTTTATTGCTGTTGAGAATGTTCGCGCCGCGTTACTTGGCATCCCTGTATATTTCTCAAGTTGTATCTATAACTATGTAAAAAATATAAGGGTAGATAATTCATTATATGGTTTATACATTGAATCACCTGATTCTTCGTTTCCAACAAATTCTACATATATTACCAACTCATCGATATCATCATGCTCCAGAAAAGCGATTGAAGGAGTTATTGGATTAACATGTAATATTGATAATTGCAATTTTGAAAGGAATGGAGTAACAGGAGACTCTTCAACAGGGGCTATTGCACTTAGAGTAACCCAAGCTTTATGCGTTATTAATATGAATGGCAATTATTTTGAGGCGAATAGAGGTGATGCTGATGTTCATATTATTAATGCTGGAGGAGGAACTGTTGTTGTGAATCTAAATGGAGTAACGTTTAACCGCGGTGGATCTGACGGGGGATATACAACCACCAACTTTAAGATATCTGTCCCTGGTGGAATTGGTAGGGTTATATTAAATCTAAATGGATGTCATTTTTTCACAAATACATCCTGGGGATACACCCCTACAGCTGACAAACCTTTTATAACCCCCAATCCAAATTTAACAGTAAATGGTCTAAATACATGTACATTTAGCGAAAGAACCAGCCTTGGAACTCTATACTCATCAGGTGAAGTTATTCCTGTCAAGGTTGCTGCTGATGGTACTAAAATAAGTGGTCCTGATTATATATCAGTAAGCAAATCATCTACTGGAGTATATGGGATAACTAGCTCATATCCGTTAGGGGTCTCAGCATCAGGTAATGATTTTGTGGTGGTTGCCGTATCTAACACAGATGGATTCACAGTTACGAGTACTGCTAACCTTAGCGATAGTGCATTTAATGTAAGAACTAAAAATTCATCCGGTTCGCCTGCTGATGCGGCATTTTCAGTTAACATAACAAGACGCGTAGGATAATGATAAGGAGGGCCTCGCCCTCCTTTAATTTTTAGTCTACACCTGGCGCGTCACCAAGTTTTATTAATACATTGCTCCCAACCATTTTTATAGATCCTGGATTTGGCCATGCGGGAATACTTTTAGCTTCATTCTTCATCAGGTCAACATTGGATGGCGCAACCTTTGTTAAGTTTGCAATATTATTGGAATTCATGAAATTTATAATTCTGGAGTTATTCCCACCATCCCATACAAAGAAAGAACGACCAAAAACATCGGCATTCTTCTTCCATGCGTTATTTACCCTGTAATATCCATGGAAGTATATTTTGTTTTTATTCTGGTTGAACTCTGGATATTTTCTATAAATTGATGAAATTATTTGAGATGCAAGGTTTTTATCTGACTGGTAAGACATGTAGTCAGAGTAAAATAGTTGACTTGATGTTGCTGATCCAGTTATCAGTATGACTGCACAAACAGCATAAGAAATAAAATCCTTAGCAATAACATACAACGAAAAAGATATCACACCAGAAAAAGCAACGCTCATGCTTGTTAACGTTCTTGGTGGCATATTTCCTCCGAAAGCTACAATCATGGCAAAAGGCGATAGGAGTAGAATGATTGTCACAATAATATATAAAAAATCAATTCGTTTTTTTATTAACGCATTAATTATAATTATAAGTGTCGAAATACCTGTTAATGAATATACATTAAGACCGTAGTAAGACACACCTCTGAAATACGCAGATATTGCCACTATAACATTTGATACCGTTACTATTAATGGTTCTTTAAACCAATGTAGATTTTGAGAAAGATAACTGCCTGATACATATCCAGTTGTTTGCTGTATTATTTTTGTAATCACCAGGTATGTAATCACTGACAACAAACATAACGATAAAAATTTTAAAAATATTAAAGATGCTTTTTTCTGTGATACAGTCTTATTGTAAAGGTCAAATAACAAAGGAACTAAAAACACAGATATTGCTAATGTTGAAAGTGATTGATACACAGACATTGCAAAAACATTTAAAGCCACAATAAATAATGAATGGCTTATGTTTAATTTATAGTTGTTTATTTTTAGTAAATAGACTGAAACTGAAGAAGCAAGAACTCCAAGCGCAACAGTATCACTCTGATTTGCAAATTCTATTTGGTAGGCAAATTGCGGTATAGCCACATATAATACAGAAAACAAAATCTTGGTGGTAAAAGTAGCATCAATTATTAATGAAATTACAGTTGCAGATGCGGAAAAAACAACCAGCGTAAGTAATGTTGTAAAATATGGTGCAAAAGGCTCAGGGAGAATGTACTCTCTTATAAAGGCATGCCCCCACCTACCAAGACCTATGGTTTGACCATAGTTATTCATATACTCTTCGTCTATTGACATAGTAAAATGCGTTAATTCAAAACCATAGACTATCAAGCAACTTATTAAGGAAGCCATAAAAAGTATATAGGTATTTCTATCTATATTAATTTTATTGTTCATCTCTTACCCTTTAAAACATAACGCGGACGATGCTTAACTTCTGTATAAATTCTGCCAATATATTCACCAAGAACGCCGATTCCAATCAATTGAATGCCACCGAGGAATAGTATTGATACAAGAAGTGACGGATACCCAGGAACGTTGTTGCCAAACATCAGCTTGTCAATAATCATCCACGAGCCATACATAAATGACAGACTGGCGACAAAAAGGCCAATGTATGTCCACATTCTCAGTGGTAAGGTAGAGAAGCTGGTGATTCCTTCGAGTGCCAGATTCCATAACTTCCACCCGTTGAATTTAGAATCACCTGCGACGCGTTCTGCCCTGGCATACTCAACAACATCTGTGCGTCCGCCAACCCAGCTCAGCACGCCCTTCATAAATAGGTTGCGTTCCGGCATGAGTTTTATGTTCTCCACGACCTCGCGGGACATCAGACGGAAGTCACCAACGTTTTCTTCAATCTTCGGATGACTAATTTTGTTGTGCAGTTTATAAAACCACTCAGCGGTTTTTCGCTTTAATCTTCCATCAGTAGATCGATCTGATCGTTTTGCAAGCACCATATCAGCACCTGCCTGCCACTTTTCAATAAGATGAGGAATAACCTCAATCGGGTCTTGCAGGTCAACATCAATTGGAATTACAGCATCTCCGGTTGCATGGTCTAACCCTGCAAACAATGCTGGTTCTTTACCAAAGTTTCGTGTAAATGACAGCGGAACAACTAGAGGATCTGAAACGGACAGAGCGTTAATGATTGACTCCGTAGCGTCTTTGCTACCATCATTTATAAAAACAATTTCCACTTCATATGGCTTCAACTCTTCGAATTCACGTACCGTTTTATAAAAAATTGGTATCGCTTCCTCTTCATTGAAGACAGGAACGACCAGAGATATCTTCATTTCGCATCCCTAAAGACAATGAACTTTGAATAGACGAAACCGCACACCAAGCTGATGGCGGAGAAGGTGACAAGAGTGACAATTGGAGGAAGTGCACATCTATCAGCAGCCCATCCAACAGTAGCACTCAGTGTTCCCATGAACCCGACATATAACATGTAGCGCATCGTTGTAGTCGTTGCCTTAAATGTGAATTTTGCATTCGCGAAGAAGCTAAAACTCACAGCCACAACGAAACCTGCGAAGTTTGCCAGAGCCTGATTTGTATGCGCGGCATAGATACATACACCAAAAACCACCCAGTGTATAAGGGTGTTCAGCACACCAATCGAGGTGTACTTTGCAAATAGCTTTAACATTTCTTCTGTCAGCTAATAATCAAAGGCATGAAGTCTATCATCCAAGTCTCAATCGATCGATGACTTGCTGTGGTTGATAAAACAAAACTGAGACAAACAAAGCTTTATACTGGATTGCAAGGCTTTGTGCTCTTCGATAGTGGTTAAGGTGGATCACTCCACCTTCTCATCAAGCCAGTCCGCCCACCACTGCATCATCTCCCTGCGCTTATCGAGATACTGAGCATGGTTGTAAATCCCTCGCACAGATCCGCCGTTGGCATGTGCAAGTTGCACTTCAATGGCGTCGGCAGGCCATTCGTGCTCGTTCATAATCGTGCTGAATTCATGCCTGAATCCGTGACCGCTTTCCAGACCTTCATAGCCGATTTGTTTGATCACAAGCAATACCGCGTTCTCGCAGATTGGCTTCTTCTTATCGTTGCGCCCGGCAAAAACAAACTCTGATACTGGTTTGGTGATTGAGCTTAGCGTAGTGAGAAGTTCAACTACCTGGGATGACATCGGTACTACATGAATCTTGCGGCCCTTCATCACACTGGCGTCAATGGTGATAATCCTGTTTTCAAAATCGACGTTCTTCCATAGCATGGAACGAAGCTCTTTCGTTCTTAGGGCTGTGTAGCGTAAAACTTTGGTCGCAATGAGCGATACGATGCTTCCTGAAAATGTTGCCAGTGCTTTGTTGAATGCAGGGATCTGGTCTGCTGGAAGAAACGGGAAGTTCTTCTTGCGGTATCCTTTCATGGCGTCTGCAAGGTCAGGTGCCGGGTTATATTTAGCCCTTCCGGTGACAATAGCGTAACGGAAAACCTCGCCGCATCTTCTGCGTGCTTTGTTGGCTCGCTCCATTGCACCGCGATCTTCAAATCTGCGGATTACTTCCAACAGTTGCATCGGCTCAATATCCTGAATCTCAAGACCGCCGATGATGGGTAAAATGTCGTCATCAAACATTTTGGCAAGTTCAGTTGCATAGCCTACTGACCAGACTTGCTTCTTGTGCTCGTACCATTCCTTGTAAATCGCACTAAAGGAATTGTTGTTAGACGAAGCCTTTTTCGCTTTTACCGGATCGATGCCAACCGAGATGTCTTTCCTCGCGGTCCATGCTTTATCTCTTGCCTCCTGCAAAGTCATTAGCGGATATTTTCCTACGGTCAGTATTTTTTCCTTACCGTCAATCTTGTAGCGAAGCTGCCATACCTTTTTCCCGGATACAGGGACATAAAGGTACAGGCCATTACCATCGAGAAGGCGGTATGGTTTTTCTTTCGGCTTTGCTGCTTCAATCTGCTTAACGGTGAGCATGGGTAAAAATCCGGTGGGTAAAATTATTTTATCCACTTTTTACCCGTCATGGAGTGCGGCTGTCAACGATCTGAAGCGAACCATGACGAACTGTGAATCTACGGAAGGCTTGATATTAAGGGGATTTTGCGGACTGGTACGGATGGGAGCGAACTGATAAATGGTGTCCCCTGCAGGAATCGAACCTGCAATTAGCCCTTAGGAGGGGCTCGTTATATCCATTTAACTAAGAGGACAATGCGGCATGAGTATACCCGCTAATGGACTGCGGGGTAAGTACGCTGCCGCTCGATTGCTTAAACCCTCGCCATTTATGCTGGGTTTTTATCATTTTTCTTAATGTTTTCCGCACGTTCTGCTTTTTGGCGTGCTTCTGCTTTACGCTTGTTGCTCATGTCGTTACGAATCTGTGCATGACTCATTAACGCGAAGATAAAGGTGCCGCCGCAGATGTTCCCCGCTAAAGTAGGTAGTGCGAAGGGCCAGATGAAATCGCTCCAGTGCAGCGTGCCGTTAAACACCAGATAGAGGATTTCAACAGAACCGACAACGATGTGGGTGGTGTCACCCAGTGCAATAAGCCAGGTCATCAATATAATCACCACAATCTTTGCCGCACCCGCAGCAGGAAACATCCAAACCATAGTGGCGATCAGCCAGCCGGAAATGATCGCGTTGGCAAACATCTCGCTGGGGGTGTTCTTCATCACATCCATGCCGATTTTGACAAATGCATCGCGAGTTTCTTCATTGAAGATAGGCATATATTCAAATGCCCATGCAGCAATACCTGTCCCGAGAATATTACCCAGCAGCACGACGCCCCATAATCGCATAAGTAAGCCGACGTTGCTCATTGTCGGTTTTTGCATGACGGGTAGTACCGCAGTCACGGTGTTTTCGGTAAATAATTGCTGGCGGGCCATAATGACGATAATAAAACCAAAGGTATAACCGAGATTCTCCAGTAAGAAGCTGCCTGGCACTCCTTCCAGTTCGACATGAAATATCCCTTTTGCCAGTAGCGAAGCGCCCATCGACAGACCCGCCGCAATGGCTGACCACAGTAGCGCCATTGCGTCGCGTTCCAGCTCTTTTTCACCATCCTGGCGGATATGCTCATGAATTGCCATCGCCCGGGAGGGGAGTCGGTCTTCATCTATTTCTATTTTTTTGCCGCGCTCTTTTTCTTCGCTCTCAACTTCAATTTCGTCGCTGTGTTGATCAATTTTGTCGTTGTCCAT